CTCTTCTACAGCGGCTTCGTGGTCGGTGAACATCATGTAAAACTCCTACTATATAAATACTTTTGACTTCGAGATATCCAACTGCCTTCCATATTTGAATATATTGCTCCTTTTAACTTTCCTACTATCTTGCCATCGGGTGAGGCAAAATCTTTTTTCTTTGCTGTAAGGCCGTGAGAGATAAACCCGCTTGCTTTATAAATAGCTCCAGTATGTTTTTGCGCCGTGTCTGCATAAGAAATTAATAACTTTAAAGGATACCTTTTTCTTAACAATCGCGTAGCAATTGAAATCATTCTGGAGCAAGAGTTTTTTGGTGAATCAGAAGCAAAAGCCAACCTATTAATCTCCAACACACCGCTCTGGTCATCTTTGTTATAAAGACCTTTAATAGAGTGTGGGTTAGGAATGGAAAAAGTTATTGCCCCCCAAAGTACACCGTTATACAAAGCTCCAAAAGAAAACTGATGCAAAAATCCTTTCTCGCCCAAATAATGATGCAATCGATAAATTTCACTCGCTTGTTTTTTGCTAATAGGCACTACTTTAAATTGGAGCGGGGAGGTCGGAATCGAACCGCCATACGGATCTTCTGGAAAAAGATCAAGCTCCATAGCTTCCCCGCTATCTATCATAAAACTTCATCCTCTTTTTTAAGCTCAAGAAACAATACGTTGTAGTTGTGTCGTCGGCACCAGACTTGGATGCCGGTAGATGTCCATCCGACATCAAGTTCAGCATAGTCGGCAGGTGAGATTAGAACGTCCATGCGTTGGTCGTCAAACTCTTTAAGGCATTTGCGACAATGAATAACCGCCATTAACTGGTTAGGTATTTCTAAGGCAGGGCGTTTGGCGTTACGAAGTTTTGACAACTCGTCCACTTGGTTCTCCATATCAGTCACTTACCGCAGTCTCTTACTAAACTACATTAACTGTTTTATTATCGGATATTCCCATTATATTTTCAAGCGCCATCATCTTGCACATTGCGATTTCTGTTTCGTCGAGGCCCGCGGAAAACTCTTCGGCCATTGCCGCGGCTTGACCCGAGCGCCGTGAGTCGGGAGCCGTGATGCCTAGCTCCAGTGCTTTGGCGACCATATCGATTTGTCGTTGACGGTTAGTCATGGCTAGTCTCCTCGCTTTCCTCAACAAAATCTCCTTCCTCGTCGCTGATGTAATTATTCCACCAATCTATAAAGGGTTCAGAGCGGTCATACTTTTCGTCGATACGAGACTGCGGTTGTTCCGTGCTGTTGCATTCTGCTGTTGGGTGTTCTTCGATAAGATCGCCATATCCTGTGAAATCCAAATAGGACATGATTATGTGGTGGCATTCGTCATAACTTAGGCCATGATACTTCGCCTTGATAAATCCGTTTTCATCATGGTTTATTAAGAATTTAGTCATGGCTAGTCTCCTCGCTTTGCAGGTAAACGGTTTGTTGCATGTCGTCGTTATTACAGTGCGGGCATGCTTGAATAGACGGCACAGCTTCTTGAAATATATCATCGCAAGCCAGACAGTGAACAGTAAGTTTGTTATGCCTCTCTTCCCAGAGTTGTCGTTGTTTGTTAGTCATGGCTAGTTTCCTTGCCCCCGAAGGGGCTGTTTTTTTAAGCCTCGTGATCAATCGTCACGTTGCGGCTTTTTGGTTCTGTACGGCAGTTACCAAGATAAGTTCCGTCTATCTCGGCGCTTACGTGGTCCCACATTACCTGTTCAGNTAGTTTTTCGGCTTCTTCCCTGCTCTTAGCTTCTATCCAAAAGGTAAAGTCTTCCTCGTAATAAACACGCATAGCGTATTCCTGCACCTCTTCTACTTCTACCTCTTCTTCGTCCATTTTTGTCTCCGTTAGATGTTCCACGTAGAACATCGGGCCTTAGTTAATTGAACCCTAAGTATACGACAATATAAGAGGATGTCAACTGTGTTTTTATACAGTGCAAAAAAAACCTCAGACCGTTTCCGATCTGAGGTTTAAACTCAACTAACTAACTAATTAGTGCAAAGGTGAATAAGCACGGAAGAGATACTACGGGACAATATGGGATTAGTCCAGAACTTTTTTAGCTGAATCCGAAGAGCGTTTGTAAATTGTAAAAATCCAACGCAACTGTCCGCTAATTGTCCGGCCCTCGGCTTTTGCCAACTCTTTTATCTCTAAGTAGACTTCCACCGGCACAAGAACGCTCTTCCATCGTGTCGTGTCCATTATATTCTCCCCGCAAGTATCTGATAGTCTAAGACTATATAGGAACTTATAAGAAGAATCAAATTTTATGCAAAAAAAACCCCAACATTGTTGGGGTTGAAATAAAGGAAAACATTATGTCCTTTAAGTATGCACACTTTTTATTTGGTGTCAACAACTAAAAGGGAAGAAACGACAGATTAATCCATTTCTTCTTTATTTGGCCTCTCCCCAAGACGGTCCCATCTCAATATCACATTTGTTAGGCACTTCTAAAGGCACCGCGTTTTCCATAATGTGGGCCACTTCCCGTGCCTCGTCCATGTCTTTGACGGACATAGCTACCTCATCATGTATCTGCACCATAGGCAGTTTTCCGGCGCGGTAAATGTTAACCATAGCCTGTTTAGTCATGTCCGCGGCACTGGCTTGTATGAGCCTGTTTAGGGCCTTGTACGTGTACGCCCGCTTGAGCCGAGTCGTGTCGCCATACTCCTTAACTGCGTCCCGATACGGCAGGGCTTTGTTCATAGCAAAGGTGTCGGGCTCCCACAGATCAAAGCGGCACTTGCGCCCCAGTATGCTACGGATTGAACCGGCACTGCTCTTGTCGTTCAGCCGGCTCTGTACGCCATTCATAAGACCTTTCACAAACGGTACGCGGTCATGGTACTGCTTAACCAGAGCCTTGGCCTCGGACACTTCGATATCTAACTGATCCGAGAGCTTATTCACGCCCATCCCGTACATCATCCCGAGGTTAATGGTCTTGGCTTGTTTACGGTTTATGTTAGCCATCTCAGCTACCATTGTGTGAAAATCCATGTCTGGGTTATCATTGTATCCGTTAACAAATTCTTCAACGGCATCCATCTGAATACCTCGGGACTTACCAAACACATGAGCATAGTGAACTAAGATGCGCGGCTCCTGTTGCGAGAAATCAATTGCCGCCCACTGCTCACCCTCTTCTGGTAAGAACAGACTGCGAATCATCGGACCTAGCTCTGGATCGCGGGCCGGTATCTGTTGCAGGTTTGGATTGTTCATTGAGATGCGGCCCGAGACTGTACCGCCATCGTCCGATCTGATCTGGTTAATGTGACTATGGATGCGGCCATCCTTGTGCGTGTGTTTCATAATCGTATTAATGAAAGTACCCGAAGTCTTGTTCAGGTTCCGCGCCTCCAAGATGAGCTTGGGGAGCGCATGGTCTGTCTCTTGGAGGAAGCTCTTAGTGAACGACGGTGCGCCTTTCTCAGTCTTTGGATAGCTGACCCCTGCCTTATCAAAAGCCTTGGCGAGAGACTGTGCCGCCCAGATTTCTACATCACCCCCCGCCATGCTTTTGATTTGTTTCAGGACAGCCTTTTCCCGCTTCAAGATCTGATCCCGTGTGACCTCAAGTCTGTTGGTATCGACACGGACACCCCGCATTGTCATGTCAACCAAGCATGGGAGGAGTTCAAGCTCCAAGTTAGCGATAGGCCAGAGATCTTCTTTGCCGAGCGTAACACTAAAGTAGTTCCACAACTCCAGTGTGAGTTCAGCATCGACTTCAGCGTAGGGTCCGACATACATGGCGGGCATCTTCCACATCTCAGCCTTGGGATCAACGCCAAATTCCCTAGCAGCGGCGACTAAGTCTTTCTCTGACTTGGTCTTGGACAGGTGGTCGTAAGCCAGTGCGTTTAAGCTGTAGCTGAAGCGGTTCTCGTCGAGCAGACTAGCTATCAGCATCGTGTCTATTATCTTGCCTTTGACATCAAACCCCATCTGCTTTATCCATCCCAAATCATATTGCGCGTTGTGCATGATCTTATCGGCAGGGCATTCAAATACCTTTTTGAGCCATTTGTTGACTATACGCTCATCCAGATTGCCGCCGCCAAAATGCCTAATGGGTACATATCCTGACCAACCGTCTACGGCTACGGCGTAGCCAACTACCTCGCCATCGCCGGTGGGCCATCCCGGCCCATTTGTTTTAAGGTTCGGGTCCCGCGTTTCGACATCTATGGCTATACGACTCGCTCCCGTTAAGTCAGGAAGCTCTAACGGAGGTATCCACTCGGTCTTGGGCTTAAACATCGCCATCTGCAAGCTCATATACTTTGCTTCCGCTCTAGACGCTGTATCTCAGCGTCGATATAAAATTTAATTTTCTTAGCATCCCGCAGTTGTGTTGAGTGTGACGACTCCCCGTACCGGTATGCCGCACGGAATATCTCGCCAATCTGGGCGTTCATATCTTTATGCGAGATCAGGTGTTGAAGCTCGGTAGCATCAAGAGGCAGTTCGTAATAGGCTGCCGTCGAGCCGTCTGAAACCATGAGGTCGGCCAAGCTCGGGGGCTGATACTTGATCAAAGCTTTTGGTTTTTCTAATGCTATGACATTTCGGACATAGCCGTAGGAGGAGTTAGTTTTGGAGGCTATGTTCTTAATGCTGTCCTCGGGGTTGGAACGGTAATACTCCAATATTGTGTCTCGTTTGTTCATTATATGCACTCCATCATCGCTTAAAATGTCTAAGATTTTATCTAAAATATTCATTTGGATTCTTCCGGTAAAACATTGTTTATGTAGTCTACTACCGATAGTTGATTCAACGGCTTGGATTCACAGCCGTCTATCAACTTCAACTCTTCCTCTTCTAGAAAAAAACAAAAGGCAGGTGTACCGTCGCCTACCCACGCATCGATAATGTTATATTCATAATACTCAACGGCCTCTTCGTAACCCATACCGTCTTCCATGAGGATCTTAATAACCTTATCTTCGTCATAAAGAATGACATCTTCTTGACCACATCGACGGCATATACCGACGATTGCTTTTTCCAACCCATCTGCCTTCATCATGTCGAATACCCCACTATTTTCCTGCGTAGCCACAGGTCGTTTAATTTCTGAATGTTTAAATCTTTTTGTCGTCGGCTATTTTCTTGCCTACGGCTTTCCGATCTATCGCGCATAACTCACCCCCAGACTTTTACTTTTTTACCACCGAAATACTCCACGGCGTGTCCTTCNTCAATTAGGATTTGGCAGATGCTCCGGTCGTCCGCGGTGTATGGCACCGCTAGTATCCGTCCGTACTTGCCACGCCCNAANGACTCTATNTTGAACTTCTTATCGCACAACTCACCAAGCCGTGCCGCGGCAGCTTTGCCTAATGCTTTCTCCGCTAGGTTGCGTGTCCGGCTCTCTGGGGTGTCGATCCCGTGGAGTCTAAGCCGTTGCTTTTTAAGTTGAACGTCAAAGCCTAAGTTTATGGTCACATCGATAGTGTCTCCATCGACAACTCGCTCTAAAACTACGTTGTATACATATGGTTTCATAAGTCATAACTCCTTGATAAGTCTTCGGGTTCAACTATATATAAATTGTTTTTAGTTCTGGTAACTCCAACATAAAATACCCTATGCATATCGTCGGGATTATTTCTCATCTGGTTATCTGCCGCAGGTGACAAGTCCGTGAACAGCACGACGTTGTCAGCCTCACCACCTTTTGACCCGTGAATCGTGGACACTGTAATCCGAGGCTCGGCATTAA